TTCAACGCTCTTTCTGTTCCTGGACCAAAATCTCCATCCGCTGAAAGACCTAGTGCTTCCTGCATCTTTTTTACTAAAGGGCCTTTTGATCCTTTCCTAACTGTTTCCAGTATTAGTTCAGGTTCTGCTGGTGGTTCCCAATGTGGATCAAATACATGAAGGGCGTGTTCGTAATGCTTTTTACGATCTTCTAGTCCAATGGTACCGCCATTGATACGTTTGGTCATCCCAACAATATCACCGTTATCACAATAATTATTGATGTTGTTTTCATCCCAGAACCAGCAAGCACTATCAAGTGCGCCTTTCTTAGTACGGACATAATCAACTGCTTCATCTACACTCATGTTCATTGATTCAGCAAACTTTGTGTAGTTATGACGTCCAGTTAATTGTATAAGGCCACCTCCGCGAAAGCGCCATCCGTCGCCACTCTCAGTGTCACCATTACTCATACGTCCAGCATAAATGACGTTAGCAATTTTTTCTGGCTGTCTATGATATTCTTGCGCATCACGTCCTGCTCTCTCAAAATATTTAGGAAAAATTTTGTTTAATGCGTCTGCGCTATAGTTTAGGTTTTCTGTTAAAACTTTAAATCCAGCACTCTCGTGTCCGCATTGAGCAATAAACCCTGCTACACGTGGCGCGGTATTAATTTGCCACAGTGGTAATATTTCGCACATAGCGTCATACCACTCGTCTGCCTCATTTTTAATTAGTTCACGAATTTGGTCGGCAGTAAAATCAAATTCAAAATCTGCTGCACTCATTGTCAGGTCCTTTTTATTTAAGACTTATAATCTAGTAGCAAGTAAAGCCTTGTCACCGTTCTCAAACATCAGTTTGTTTCCAAACTTAGTTATATTATAGTCTCCAATATATTTACTCAAAAATATAATCTCAGCAAAATTATTGACATCAATAGTTTCTTTTAAATTATTAAGAACTTCGTCTTTGTTTCCAAAATCTTCAAAACGGAAATGCAACGGATCAGCCCATACTTTTTTAATAGTAATTACGTCATCGAGCATATCAACTGATTCTAAATAACTGTTACTAAAGAAATTCTTATAATTTTCCATAGTAGTTTGTGTTGTTTTAACACCGTAAGAATCAGAATCTGTAGGTATAGTTTCTGATAGTGAATCAATATTTGAACTCACTGATCTAAAATTTTTGTAATATCTAAATTTAAATTCATCTACATCTGAAAGTTTACCAACTCCGTCAAGTATTTCCATAATTTGTTCTGGAACGTGTTTATCTCTTTCTATTTCAACAAACACTTTATAAGTTCCGTCGCTTTGTTCACCTGGAGTAACGTCGCTATCTAAAATAAAACTATAACCTTTTTCTAAAAATCCGCTTAAATCATCAGCAGATTCTTTAGTTTTACAACTAAAACTAAGAGTAACTATATCTTTATCATCACCCATCTTTGAAGCGTATGAATCAATCTCAAAAATATGATATACCATATTTTTTAAATCTTTTGCTAGTAACCCCATTATACTAATCCTCCTGCTTCACCACCTGGTGCTGGTGCTTCACCACCTGGTGCCGGTGCTGGTGCTGCTCCTCCTGGTGCTGGTGCTGCTGCTACATCTGCTCCTTGCGGAGCCATTTCTTGACCAGTACCTGGAACATTAGGCGCATTTTCTAAATCCATTACTTCAGTATCACCTGAGTAAATATCTGCCATTAATTTTTTAGGCATTTGTATTTCAACGATCCATATAGCATGACGATCTAATTTGCCTTTTTTAGTACCTGGACGAATGTCGCCTGGTTTGCGAATTTTACGAGGTTTAATAATGTAACTTTTGCCCATCTTTACAAGGCAGTCATAATCTAATAGACGTTTGCCTCCCATTGGGTCTGGCATTTTATCTGCAGGCCACATGAATGCACAGGTAACCCAGTGCCTACTAATTTGTGGTCCAGATAGTAGTTCACCGTCTTCCCAGTTTTTATAGACATAAATGTCTAAACTATCTAGAACACGTTCATAATCTTTTAGCACTTCAAACGCTGAATTGCTATCATAGATATTTTGAACGTTTTCAATTACATCGTATATATCATGCATATTAAATACTTTCCAATGGCTTGTTGTATACTTATTTATCGGAATAAAACAAATAACTACGCTTTTTTCTCTGTTGGCCTATTTACTAAATATTTTTGTAGGGCTTGTGCCCTTCGCACAAGTAACCTACAATGTCATTATCCATACAAGGAGGACTTAATGGGTGCAAAAAGAAAGGCTGTTAAGCAGCAATATGCAAGTAACGTTGTGAGTATTAATAATAATTACAAACAATCAAAGCAGGTAGTATTACTTCCTAGAAACTTAAACCAGGAAGACTACATTTTAAAACTTCAAGATACAAATAAAGACATAGTTTTTGGTATCGGTCCCGCAGGCACAGGAAAAACTTTACTAGCAGTACAAGTTGCCGTTAAAATGTTTAAAGAAGGAGATATTGATAAAATCATAGTCACAAGACCGGCAGTCTCTGTCGACGAAGAACTAGGCTTTTTACCAGGTACACTGGAGCAAAAAATGGCTCCCTGGACAAGACCAATTTTTGATGTGTTAAGAGAATATTTTAATGCAAAAGAAATAGAAGGGATGATAACAGAAGGGATTATCGAAATAGCACCATTAGCATATATGCGAGGAAGAACATTTAAAAATTCGTTTATTCTTGCAGATGAAATGCAAAATGCCACCCCTAATCAGATGAAAATGCTTTTAACTAGATTAGGTGAAAACAGTAAGATGGCAGTAACAGGAGATTTAAATCAGGCTGATAAATTGAAAGATAACGGATTAATTAATTTTGTTAATCTGTTAAAAGATAGACCAACATCAAGACTTGATGCAGTTTATTTTAATCATAAAGATATTGAAAGGCACGAAGCAGTCAAAGAAGTCCTTGACATTTATGGAGATATTTAAACTTTAACAACCCAAATATTAGACTTTTTTAAAAACTCAACGCCCTGTGTACTACGATAATCATTTTTGTAGTACACAGTGGCTATACCTGATTGATAGATTAGTTTAGCACAATCTATACAAGGTGCGTGGGTAATAAAAATAGTTGCCCCTTCACCACTTTCAGGCGAACGTGCTAGTTTAGCGATTGCGTTAGACTCGGCATGTAATACCTCTGGTTTAGTTACAAGGGTAGGATTACCTACATCATCGACGTGTGTACAGACTTCACACTCATTATCCCAACCACTGGGCATACCATTGTAACCAATAGAGATAATGCGATCATCCTTTACAACAATCGCTCCTACATTCAAACGCTTTGCAGAACTTAGTTGACTAAACCGTTCTGCTACGTCCATATAAGCATCTATAAATTTTTGTTTCATAGTTCCTGCATTAACGGGAAGATTTCTGCAATTACTTTAGCACAAGCATGAGCAACATCCATATGCTCTTTTTGTGTACCATTAGCACCACGCAGTTCAATATAATGTACCCAACTACGCAATGTACCGTTCATATACAAACGTGTCTTTGTAAGACCTTCTGGTAATACAGCACGAGCTTGTTCTTTAGCAATGCCTGCCGCAATAGCCCATTCATATGCACGTTGAGCTCTAAAAATAACATCTTGTTGTTCTTCAACCCAACGCTGTGAAATGGCAACGTGATCAAGATTTTCTAAATCTAATTCAACAGAATTTTGGCGATTCTTTTCATCTTGTAAACGTGCTTCTCGAATAACAAACTGATCGCCCATTTCTTTAGGGTCTGCATAACGCTGAGAGAACTCTTGGAATGCAAAACTACGGTGACGCACGATTTGGTGTGCAATGTCACGAGTAGTGTTAATCTCTAGTGTAGCATTAACCATTTCAAGTGGAGACCAGTGTTTGTGCTTGATCAAATACTTGATTAGTTTTTCGCTTGTTTCGCTATTCATTTGATTAGCAGGGTTGCTAACTCTAGCACAGTATGCAATAAGATCCTGTACGTTTTCTAAACCTTCAGCCGCAAATTCTTCAGTTGGCTGTGAGTATGATACTAATTTTACTGACATTCTATTTCCTTTAAATTAAAATTCTATCCAAGCATTTATGAGATATTTCTTATTTGACCTTGGCGGATTTCCTCTATGTGTATGTGTATAGTTACCAGGATAGATAAGCAATGTTCCTTCTACTGGCTTTTCAATTCTATTCAAGTAAAGGAATTCTGTTTCGCCGCCTTCATCTACATTGTTTAAAAAAACTTGTACATTCATAAATCTTGAACAACCGTCACGCCCAACTTGTTCGTAGTGCCAAGTATGGAACCCTTCTCCAATCTCAGTTTTTTGTATTTTCATCTCATACATATCTTGAGGAGCCCAAGAGTCTGTTTGTAAACAACTATATTTGTATCTATAAATGTCATACCAATACCAAACAGTTTTGTTGAAATCTTCTTGTATTGCAGGAACACCGTTAAATGCCAGTCCTTTATGAGGAGTGTCTAATAATTCTGTTTTTGCAGATACAAATCTTGTGGTATTAAACATTTCTGTATCTTTTAAATGTTTTGGAATACCTTCAACTTCTTGACGGTTTCTACAAAAACCAAGTTTAGACATATTATCATAATAGTCTATTACTTTTTTACACCAATCACTACTAAATGCTGTAGGTACTTTTAGTATAAAATCTGACAAGTTAACATCTAAATGTTCTGACATTTATTAATCGCCCTTTCCTGGGTTTTCACTAAAATGTTCTGCATACTTATTAGGAACGCCGTCCCATGCTTTTGCATCTGACGGAACATCTTCTTTCCGCATACGTGTAATATTAGGCCAAACTAAAGAATACTTTCTATTAATCTCAAACCAATCTGTATTAGGTTGATCAAGATCTAGATCGTATTCATACTCAATAGCAAATGCAGGACATTCGCCAACACAAACGCCGCAATCAATACATTCAATTGGATTGATTACGAGCATATTTTCTCCTTCGTAGAAACAGTCAACTGGACAAACTTCTACACAATCCATGTGTTTACATTTGATACAGTTTTCAGTTACAATATACGCCATTAAAGCCTCGCTAATCTAATTAATGTTGCCGCTAGGTTGATTTCAGCATCAACAACTAACGTATGGTCTACAAGACCTTGTTTAATGATAAGAACAGCAGAGTCTTGCTTCTCTTCCTCACCAAACAGCTCAATATTATCGTAAAGCCAACGATAAATTTCTTCCATTTCTTCTGTTCTAACAGAGCCACACAACAATTTACGTGCTTCTTGAATCTTGCCTGCTTTGAACAATTCAACCATTTCAAGTTTCCAGTCTTGCTCACCACTGTCACCTTCATGCGGAGCAAGCAATGAACCATCCTGGCTATTCATTTGTACCATGTTAATGCACTTACGCAAGTCTGGGTAGGTTGCTTTTACATAAGTGTCTAGAGTGTCCAGGTCTGGCGTAATCCCTTCCGTAATAAGAATCTCAGCCACGCGAGCTGTAAACTCAGTTTGATCGATCTTGGCAATGTGGAAACCTTGACAACGACTGTGTAGAGCTGGAATAATCCTGTTAGGGTAATTACAAGTAAGTATAAACCTAGCAGTTGTATGATATTCTTCCATAACTCCACGAAGTGCAGCCTGTGCGTTAGGTGATAAGTAATCTGCCTCATCTAATAGTACTACCTTAAAGTCTCCAAACGGAATCATTTGGACAAAGTTTACAATCTTATCACGAACATCATCTACTGAGTTTGTTCGCGATGCGTTAATCTCTAAGATGTCTAAGTCATTAACATCTAGTTCGTTAAACAACAGTTTAGCAAGTGTAGTCTTACCAATACCTGCGTTGCCGCTAAACAACAAGTGCGGGATTGTTTTGTCTTTGATCCACGTTTTAACTTGATTACGTTGTGCGTCATCTCTAAACACATATCCATCTATCGTTTTAGGACGATACTTTTCTACCCATAATTCTTTCATTTCTTTTCCTGTTCTTTTTTTGGCTTACGTCCGTAATAACTTTTATATGAAATGTTTTCAGTTCTTGCTCCAGCAGGACATTTTTGAATCTTACCACCTTTATCTAAAAAGTCCTGTAGTTGCTTTTCAGTTAAGCCGCCTTCTTTTGATTGCCTATCCATCATTTGTTTGTTACTCCAAAGTGTTTGTATGATTGTTGAACACACTTCGCTTGATAATAACAATCTGCTAATGCATTATGTAGTTCTTCTTGTATTGCTTTGCGTGGATCCTGAGGCATCATAGCAAACAGTGTACGACTGTCTCTAATCTGCCAATAGTTCCACGGTGCAGGTTTTTCTGCTGCCTTGTATAAACTTTGTAAAATAACAAAGTCAAATGTAGGACCTTGACACCAAATGTAATCTAACCCTACACACCATTTGTTTAATTGACGCAACATTTCTTGTACTGTGACACGATCGCTATGATCACCAAATGCTTCGTCTTGAATAGCCTGCGGCTGAGTAGCCCACCAAGCAAGTGTATTGTCATCTATTGAACGACCATACTTCTCGCTTTGTTCTTCTACATCGCCACGCAGGTACAAAGGTGTATGAGGTTCTGCATCTGAAAATGGATCAAACTTGATAGCACCTAGAGTCATAACAACACTATCTGGTTCTACACCTAACGTTTCTAAATCAATCATACCATGCGTTGCCACGGACTACTCCTATACTATTTCATATATTATAACTGAAATATTATAGAAAGTCAAGCAATAAAATTATAATTAACGATACAGCGATGTCCAGTTTTTGGAATACCTGCTCCGTGTTGTATCTTTCCGTAAAATACTAATAGTCTATTCTTTTTTGGATATACTTTGTCTAAAATGGTACCATCGTTTCTAAACAAATATGTTGGACCATCTGCATCATGCACATAGTATATGGCTGAAAGATGAGAATCTATGTGAGGTAGGTCTATATGTTTTTGGTAATATTTTAGTTCTTTGTTATCTGGAGGATAAGTTATGAATACTCTAGCATTAATTAATGTTTGTAATGGAACTTTGTTTTTGCCGCACCAATTAATAATAGGTCCTAAAAACGTTTCTACATGTTTACTAGTGCCATGGATATCATCTTTTATAGGATAAAAGAAACTTAATTTTGGTAAACCATCGTCGCTATCAGCAGTTGGTTCATATTTTGGTGAAAATTCAAGTTGAGGTATTATATGTCTGTTGTCTGGATCACCTAAAACAAACTTTTCAAGCCAGTCTGCTTCGTGCTCTGACAATATATCATCAACAACTTGAAAGTTGTACACTTCATCTGACATCACTTATTGATAAATTGCTCTAGTTGTGGAGCCTTCCAACCCTCTGGCTTTAGGACCTTGCCATCTTCACGCTTGCGGACTTTACCAGTCTCTGGATCAATCTTAGCAAAGTTTGTATCCATTACTTCTTTCCACGCACCTTCGCCATCAAAGCCTGCTGCTCTAATTGCACCCATAGTAACAACAAGAATATCAACAAGTGCATCGAGTTGTTCTACGGTATCGTTATTTGCTA